AGATTGCCTACGTGGGATTCTATATATGTTTCAATTGCTGCAGCATGTGCTTGTCTAATATCTTCAGATGAATTGGGTATACCACCCAACTCTAATTCTGTTTTAGATAATTTAATTTTTGTTTTATCAGGACGATTCATAGAAAATCCTCTATAACCCCTACGTTTTAAATGATATAATAATCTAGGTTTATTATTTTCTGCTAATATTGGCATTCCATAAAATACACACGCCATTAAAACATCTTCAAAAAATATTTCTGCAGTTTGAGGTCTAGCAATATATTCTAAAAAAAATTTACTATTAGGTACATCACTTACCATGCTCCAAGTGGTTAATCCATGAAGAGCACCGTTAGACCCACCACCGCCAACAGTACCGCTGATGTCATAGCTATCACACCCAAAGGCCCCGAGACCATCATTACCAGGAAATTTAATACCATTTTTTATAATTATATTGTTTTGTAAAGATACAGGAGGTATCCAAGATAAATTAAATCTTCCTGTTTTATTTGGCGACCATACAACCTCAGTGTCTTTTATTCCGTTTTTCCAAGAAAAAGAACCTCTAGTTACATAACCTTTTAAAGTCATTTCTTCATTATAATCTATTTGCTCGTATATTTTAGTTAGATTAAATAAAGAATTTATAGTTTCATCTCTAAAAGCGTGCTTTTCAGATCTTGGAAATTGTCTATAATATTCATTAAGAGCATCACTGTCGTTTTTTAAACCGTCAACCTCGTTGTTCCAATGATCGATGACTCCATTAAAAATTTGTTCGCCATCAATTCCTTCAACCGGTTCTGATGGAGTTTCGAAGACAGGATACCCGAATTTGTCAATAAACCCTTCGTATCCCCATTCCATAGGTATGAACAAAGAATATAATCCACTTGCAGTCTGGCCATTGCGGTTTCTATTTGTAACATCTGAATTATAATATAATTTTTTAAAATTATCACCACCTTTTTCAATTGCATTAGATGTTGAACCCATCATGCACTTGCCAACTATTTTTGCTCCAAGTCTAAGACACGTTTTTGTAACCCTCCAGTTGTTGAGTATATTGTCCGGCCGTTCCCATTTACCCGATTCGTCGTGGACAAGAAGTTGGAGTTTCTCCCCGTCGTACGAGTTGTCCCCTGTGTTCTTCCAGTCGATTGTTGTGTCGAGACCCTGCCCATGTTCCTCCTTATTATAACCCTCCTTGATTGAATTTCTCGTGAGTCTTCTTGACGGGATCTTGTAGGATAATTCCGTCTTTGGTCTTTCCATTCCGTCCTGTATTGGTTTGAAAAAGAACGGGTAATTAATGGATATTGGTACCACCTTATCTGTGAACATCTTCTTTGCATCCGCACCAGTCTTAGATAAGATTCCAAACCTAGAGTCTTTGGATATTGTTGCCAAGTTAACAGTTTCTGAGGATGCCATAAAGCTAAACCCAGACCGTCTATTCTTAAGGTAGCACATTCCGTAAGATCTTCTATCTGCCTTGCAAGCCTCCCAGAAGTAATAAAAGATTCTGTTGGCTTGTCTAAAATCAGGTGCTCCAACGTCAATTTTCGTCCAGTTGAGGTATATATAGTGCGATCCTGTAATGTAACAAGGCTCATTGTTGCACATGAACCAGTAACCATTAGCACGATGATTAAACTCATTTTCAATATAAGTATAGTACTGCTCTTTAATATCTTCCGCATATTCTTTAAAATCAATTAAGTTTCTTATTTTATTTAATGATGCGGGCTTGGATACTTGCCTAAATACTTGATCTTCTTTTTTAAGGTCTTCACCATCTATTTTATTTGGAGTTTTAGGTATTCCTACCTTTAGACCTTGAATTTCATATATATCACCCAGCGTGCCATCTTTGCTTATAATTACACAATCTAAATCTTCATTATAACCATATTTAAACTTTTTATGTTTATTATGATTCTTTATCTTTTTATCAGATAAGTGCTCTGTGTGTATTTTATATAAAGTTTGTTTATACATTATTTAACTCTATTTTCAACACCCATAAAAGCTTCTGATTTTTTGCTTTCTGATTTTTTTTCTGTTAGCTCTTCAATTTTTTCAATTATTTTTAAAGAGTCTTCAATTGCTACCCATTTTGCCTGAGCTGCTGTTTTTGCTTTTTCTGGATCTAATTCACCTAAATCTATATTCTGTTTGATAACTTTTTCAAGTTCTATTAAAGCTTTTTCAGCCGCTTCAATTACTCGTTTTCTCCTGTCCATAATTTATTGTAACTTGATTAGATAAAATTCTATATAATTTATCACCTTCTATTTCAAATTCATATTCTGAGTCAGGTGTAAACCCCACCACGTCTCCAATAGAAAGCCCTAATGAACTTAACTCACTGTTGCTATACACAAGCTCACCTTTTAATTTTTGTTCAGCTTCAGAGTCCCATTTATCTTTATTAATTAGTGGCTTAACAAAACAATAATCATCCGGGCAATGCCATTTATCATTTCTTTTAAAAGCAAATATTTGATCGGGAGCTACAAAATACTGATTCTCTTTTAAAAAGCTACCACTATTTTTTTCTTTTCCACGAACATCAAACCATCTTCTAAAAACATTATGATGAACAATTACAGTATCTCCTTTTTTAGGGGTTTTTGAAGTTACTCCATACGCAGGCTCGTTAACAACCACACCTATTCTATTAACAAACATATAATCACGTTCACTAATTTCTGTATTAAGTATTAATTCTTTTTGGTCAACATTTATTTTATTGTTGTACCTTGATTCAGTAGATATAATATAATTAAAAAGTGATTTCATTTAATAATCTAAATTGTATTCTATTGATACAGCCATGTTTGAATTAAAAAACTTCCATGGCAATACCTCTTCGTTTTTTGTAATATAAATTTTATACCCTCCGTTATCCTCTAGTATATCACATATTTTATGTCCTCCATAAACTTCTTGACCTACAGAGTAATGCATTGCTTCATTTTTATAATCTGTACCAATGCTTATTTTTCTAATTAATTTCATTTAATTTTTTTAATATGTCCATATTGTAATAGGTGGTGCGCCATCGTACCCAATGCCTACATGGACAAAGTTATTTTTTCTACTTATACCTATTCTAGTAAATCCAACTTCAATAGCTGCTTTAACTAATTTAAAGGTTGCTTCCCCTCCTACACAAGCAATATCAACGGCAGCACCATAAGCATGCTCACCTGGTTTTGATTTTTTAGCTTCAATTGGATGATCAGGAGATCTATAGGTAGATGTTAATTTAATTGGGTATCCATATACTTCTCTTAGCTGATCTAGCTTTTCAAGAAGTTTAGGATCCATTTTTTCAAACTCATTAAATTCAGATTCAGTAAAGTATTTCATTTTTTAATCTTTTGATAAATATTTATACAGGTGTACCCTATTGTTAATAATAAAACTATTGTTTGTAGCATCGGGTTTATACCCGAAACCATTGGCGAGCTTGTTACTAATGCCGCAATGTTAATACCGTATATTTTTAGATCGGTCATTTTTATTTATGTTTGTTGTTTCCAAATACTTTTTCTACACCACGACTTCCAAAATATCCACCAATTACAATTGTTAAAAGTCCAGTTATAGAATCTAAAGGGTAACCCATATACCATCCGGCTACATAGCTTACTGTTAAAAATACTAATACGAGTGGACGAACATTAGAAGCAAGCCATGATCCTGATCTAGCATCCGCCACCCATCTTTTTGTTGTGCCATCTATTTCAGCACGCTCCATTTTTAATTTTTCAAGTGCAATCTCTTTATCAGCATCACTCATATCTGAGCCACCAATTATAGCTTGTATTACAGAGCCTACAGGGGTGTCCCCTGCGATTGCACCAACAACGTTAGGAATTTTGTCTAATAAAAATTTACCAACGCCAGTATCTTTAAATTTCTTTTTTTCCATTGTTTATGCTATTGCTAAATAGATGTAATTATAACCATTTGCATTTCTTTCAGCATCATTAACTTCTATTGTAAACCCATCATCATTAAATGTTAAATCTAAAACACCTGAACTTGATGACCCATTCCCCCTTAATCCTTCTTGATAATTTCTATTAGCATATAAAGGGTTGGTTACTCTATCTGTAGATTCAATATTTCTTAGACTATCGTGCATTACCCAAGAAGTATAATCATTACCTATATTTGTAGATTTAATCATAACAAATCTTGGTTTAAATCCACCTGTACCACTTGAAGTGCCGTCATCCGTAGTGTAAACTCTTTTACCTGCTACACCACTTCCACTATAACTCCCTATCCTCTGATACCCATCTACTGAATGGAAGCAGTAGGCAATGTAATCACCCGCCGTAGCGTTTGCACTATCGTAACCAAAAACGCTTGTTGTAGGAGTCGTCCATAAATTTAAAGAAGGGTGGGTTGAAACTTCCGTAGTTTGATTTAAATATATAGTTTGATTATTCGCAGTTATACCTTCTATTCTAACATTCCAATAAGCCGTTCCATCGGTTCTTTTTTCAATAATTAATTCAGGGGTAGATGTAAGCCCGTGACCCATTGTGCCTGAAGTTCCTGACTTTGTATATTCAACAATACTAAACCCTGCATCTTGATTTGCTGACACTTGCGAAGTAATTGTCCCATCTGTGTTTGATACTGCTGTTCCTCCTGCTTTCCAACACCAAGCGACTAATGAACCTCCGCTACCATTCGCACTTCCATTTGAGCCAAGAGTAAATCCATTATTATCAAATGAAATGACTTCTTGTGTTACGGTATATTCTTGGTCAGCAGATTCACTTGATATTCTTTTACCAACACCTCTTATTGAATCAAAAATTAAATGTCTTGTATTACCAATTCCACTATCCCTTCTTTTTACCCAAACCAAATCAGGTTGGAATGAAGTTCCTACGAAACTTACATTTGTAGGTGTTCCGTCATAAGCGTAGGATACATTTGTTGCAGTGCCGTTATATGTATCTCCCGTGTCATTAGCATTCCCCTCTAATTCATACAATGCAATACCACTACTATCATCAAATATATCTGTAGTTGATTTTGTAGCTGATGCTGATGTTTCCCCGTATAGTGTGGTAACCTCAGATGATGATATGGCTTTGCTAAAAATTCTTACTTGGTCTATAATGCAATCAGAAAATCTGTTTTCATCAAGATTACACCCGATAAAAAGACCTTCGGTATCGGATGAACTTCCAGATGGAGTTACTGTACTTCCTAAAGCCGAGCCATTAAAATAAAGAGTAGCGGCATTTGCGGATCTATCAATAGAAAATGCAATATGATACCAAACGCCTGTTGTTATGCTTAACGAATCTGCAGAAATATATCTAGAACCACCCATACTAAATCTTAGATCATTACTAGTATAAGTATTTAGACGGATTGTAGGAACACTTGAATTACCCACCCAATCAAAAAATTCTTTTTGAGCTGAAGAAATTGAATTAAATTTTACCCACATTGAAACTGATAAATCGCTTGTTGGCTGAGCAAATCCACTTACAACAATTTTACTACTACTCCCATTAAATACACCAGCTGCACCAATATATCCATTTGTTCCCCCAGTGTCTTTAGCTCCTTCTTCAAATTCATATAAAGCAACCCCAGAGCCGTCATCAAAAATATCAGTTGTGGATTTAAATAATGAAGCATTGTTTTCACCGTATAGAGTAGTTACTTCTGAAGATGATAATTCTTTTTCAAATATTCTAAATTGGTCTATTTGTCCATCAAACCATTTGCTTGAACCTGAACTACCTATATTATTTGTTCCTGTGCCACCTCCATAATAACTTGTAAGTGCAGCATCAGTAGCAACTGGACTTCCGTCTATATAAAGAACGTGTCCATTTGTAGAGCCCATAGTTACAACGACGTGATGCCAAAGAGTATCAGCACTCATACTGTAAGTTAAATAATCAGGAGAACCTCCTGCTCCTAACGCATAAGAACCAATAGTTGTTGAGCCAATTTGCACTCCATAACTTTGTGCACCATTAAAATGATTATATAAAACTTCTGCAGTAGCTGCTGAAGAAGGTGTGTTATTTGACCTAAACCAAAAACTAAAAGAAACATTAGTTGTAGGAACTTGATAACTACTAAAATCTATTTTACTACTACTCCCATTAAAATCAGCAGCAGTGCCAATCTTACCCTCTATACTTTGTGTTGAACCATTACCTGTGTAGGTGTTGATTGTAAAGTTTTCTGTACCTATAAACTGCTTTCTAACAGTTATAGTAAATGTTCTAGGCGTAGCTTGGCTTTCATCATCTGTAGCAGTTACAGTAAAAGTATATAAAGTATCTGCAGTTTCTAATGTTGTTGTACCATCAATATTAGCGCCTGTTAAAGACAGTCCAGTTGGTAATGCCCCATTAGTAATACTAAAAGTAATTGTACCTGCATCAGGCTCTGTAGCCTGTAGGGTTATAGTAGATATAGTTGTTTCTGAAGCAAATGTACCTAAAGATCCAGCAGCTGTTGTCCATGTTGGAATACCATTGTATGATATACCATTAATATAAGTAGCTGATCCTGTATCTGTATTTGTAACTACAATATCATAGTCACCAGCGGCTTTAGCAGGTGTTGTAAATGTTATCTGTGTTGCTGACACATAAGATACTGCTGGAGCAGCTGTTCCACCAATAGTCACCGTAGCACCGGTTTTAAAACCTGTTCCAGTTACTGTAATAGTTTCGCCTCCAGCTGGGTCTGCAGCCGTGACTGAACCTGGATAAGCTATACTAGCAATAGTAGGATTAATGACAATAGAAGACCAGGTCATAGTGCCATCTCCGTTGGACATTAAAAAATATCCATCAGTGCCATTTCCAATTACGCCTTCAAATAATCCAGCTTTTATTTTAGTTTGTGCCATTTATATAATTTTCCATTGTTTATGCTATCGCTAAATAGAGGAATGTATCACCCGATCGATAATTTATACCACCGCCCGATTCTTGTATTGTGAATCCATCTGAGTTAAAATCTATATTATTTCCGCTTGTTGCTTCAGCATTACTATAATTAGGATATAATGTTTTTGCGGGATTATTGCCCCGAACACTATCAATCATAACCCATTCTTGATTAAGATTAATATTTTTTATCATTACAAATCTTGGTTGAAATCCTGTTGTAATTGTTGGCGAGCCTACTGAACCCGTTCCCGTATAACTCCCCACCTTCTGGTACCCATCTACTGAATAGAAGCAGTAGGCGATTTGGTCAGTAACTGCAGGTGTAAAACTACTAATAAGCGCACCTGAAGCAAAATAAGTCGAATAAGGCGAAGTAATTGCTTGTGCTGCAGTTGAATTTAATCTTAAATAATATCCGCTGATTTCACTACTAACAACATACCATTCTCCTGTTCCATCCAGTCTTTTGTAAATAATCAATTCAGGAGTAGAAGATAATCCGTGTCCTACTCTTAAATCTGCGGGAGAATTTGAAGTAAACTTTACAATACTAAACCCTGCATCTTGATTTGCACTAACTTGACTTGTTATACTTCCATCTGTGTTTGATACTGCTGCACCGCCACCTTTCCAACACCAAGCTACCATTTCATTATAAGCCCCGCTTAAACCTCCGTTAAAGTAGCCATTATCCCCCAAAGAAAATCCATCACTATCAAAAGATGTTATCGTATTTGAACCTGTATATTGGGCTGATGTATCAAGTACTAAATATTTAGTATTACCTCTAACCGAATCTGTTAAAACGTGAGGATAAGAACTACTATCCCTATTCTTTATCCAAACCAAATCAGGTTGAAAACCAACACCTGTTATGGATTGAGTGCTTGGTCTATTCCCCGTATATGTAACGGGTGCAAAATTATCAGCCCCAAAACTGCTAGCACTAGCTTGATTAATAAGTCTTTTATTTAATCCCATTTATATAAAACTTGGAAGTTCGTAATCAATAACACTTGCCTTTGTTGTTTTGGCATTTATATTTGTTTCGTGTGTCGCACATTCAGTTCTTAATGCCGTTCTTGCATCAAGGATGTCTTGTGGAACCGCATTCCCTTCTTGACCACGAATAATGTACCAATCAGTCTTTGCAAGTTGTGAATTATATAAATGTTTAAGATTTGCAATCTTTTGTTCTTTTAATTCAGCAACCGTTTGGGTGTATGTTTTTGATTGTACGGGATAAGTGAATACTTCAGCATCAACATCAAAATAAATGTCACCAAGTTCTTCAGATTGATTTATGGCTGGAGTTACAACAGAATAAAAGCCAAAAACTTGTCCATCTGTAATATTTAGGTGTGTTCCATTTTCATCACTCCAAACTTTTGGCAATCTTGAAAATGTTTTTATTGTTCCGTTTAAATCTATTGCTATCATACCGCTTCTTGACTTATAGATGCCCACTGCTCAGTTGCACCGTTGGTTGCTACTATTTGAATTAAGTTTGATACTGACCCATCGTATGCGCCAGATACAACCTTAACTGATGCTGGCAATGTTAAAGTAAAGTTTCCTGTAATTACAAGGTCTTTAACCATTCCAGTTGATACATTTGAAAATGTCAATGTATCGTTTGCTGTTAATGTTTTTGTAAATACTTGAGCTGTACTAAAGTCTACATCGCTTGCAGATAATGCGGCAGCTGTTGTAAACTCACTTCCAAGTTTAGTATATGATATTGCATCATTGGCAATCTTAGCTGAATCAATAGATCCGTTTGAAATATTGTCTGTTACAGCTGTTGGTTCTAATACTGCTGCTGTTACTTTAGTTAGTGCCATGTTATTGTGTTATTAAATCCCAACTTGTTGTTTCTTCATTCCACTCGTATCTTTGTCCATCATTTGGATATGCTACAGGCGCTTCCCATAAGCAGCTGTTTTCATTTAGTGTCCAACTATCAAATGGTTTTGGTGGGATAAATGCATCTCTTGCAAAATCATAAGTGTATCCTATGCCTGCATAATTTTTTCTAAAGGGAGTACCACCTTCTGAATGGACCCCTCCTCTTGTGTTATAAGATGTACGCTTACAAACTTGCTCTCGGATGTTACCATAGTGCATCTCCCAGTTTGTTGGTCCATCTGTTTCGTCTTTACCGACTATCACCTCGGTGACGATATTTTGCATGTTTAAAAAAGCGTAATGAGCCATTATTTATTTTATTTATTAACTAAATGATATTGTTCCTATACCAGCTGTGAATACCGATACTTTATCTGATCCCTCTGTAAATGGCGAGCCGCTTGCTTCTGTTATACCAGAACCTACTAAAATTGTTCTTGCGCTCGGATATCTTAATATAATTACACCAGACCCTCCAGCAAATCCTACTGTATTATCTGGACCAGCCCCTCCTCCACCACCTCCAGTGTTTGATGTGCCATTTGATCCACCTCCATTATTTCTATCAGAACCATTACCTCCACCGCCAAGGCCACCCTCGCCAGTGTCATAAGATTGAGAATCTGATCCTCCTCCGCCTCCACCTCCAGCAAAGTAAACATTTGATCCAGATACTTCTCCTACAGATGCAGTTCCAGTATTTGTAGTGCTAATAATGTTAACAGCTAAGCCAGCTCCACCATCTTCCCAATTTGGCGATGTAGAACCAGCACCTCCACCTCCAGTACCATATTTTTCTGCTGAATTAGCATCAGCGCCATCATACCCTTGAGTAACAGGCGATATTACAGCATGACCTCCTAAAGAGCTGTTTGGAAAAGCAGCACCCCCACCAGATCCTCCATCATTTCCGTTTTGTATTCCTCCGCTAGCACCAGAATCATTTCTTGATGCTCCACCTCCACCTCCAGTTGAGGTTATTGTAGAAAATATTGAGTTAGATCCATTGCCGCCTTTTGTTGTATCATTAGGACCAGCAACACCAGCTGCTCCTACAGTAAGATTATAATCTGTAGATACACCTAAGCTTAAAGCAGTTTCATTGTGGCCATTTAAAGACGATGTATTAGCATAAGATGTACGCAAACCACCAGCACCACCACCGCCCCCATAAAAACCATAACCACCGCCTCCACCGCCAGCAACAATTAAGTAATCAACATCAAAAGCACCAACAGCAGCTCCAGCTCCAGCCTCTGTAGTAACTAACCAGCCTTTAGTAGCGTCTGAATAAACTAATGTTTTTGATACTTTATCTGTAGATAATACTAAATCATCAGAGGCACCTTCTATATTATCACTAGATGTGATCGTAATATTATTTGTAGCAGCGTTAGCTCCATAGTCAATAATAGAAACCTCATCTCCAGCACTAGGCGAACTTGGCAATGTAACTGTAATTGCAGCACTTGTAGTGTTGACAAAATAACCCTCCCCAGCAACAGCTGTAAAGTTAGCTGTTTTTGGAGTAGCTTGCCAGTCTGTGCCGGTTTCTAATGTAACAGCACCTGTACTACCATTAACGCTAGTAACTATTGTACCGTCAATTAAATCTGTTGTAAGTTTTGTTAATGCCATAGTTAACTAAATGATATATTTCCTGTTCCGGCTGTGAATGTTGTTACTTTGTCGTTTCCGTCTGTAGCGGTTGTTCCTGTTAATCCGGCTCCTATTGTTATTGTAAATACGCTTGGATAACGTAGTATTACTACTCCAGAACCTCCATTTCTACCAGTTGTTTGAATCGAGGGTAGGTTACTAGCACCACCACCGCCACCACCAGTGTTTGGTGTAGCATTAGATGCACTTGTACTTCCGCCTCCAGGAGTCGCAGTTGGATTAATAGCATTAGCACCCCCCGATCCACCGCTCGCTCTTGTAACGCTTGAGCCTGTTATAGCCGACGCTAAACCAGCTCCGCCATTACCTGTTGCACTTCCAGTACCATTCTGTCCAAGACCACCAGCACCTCCACCGCCTCCACCTCCATAGTTACTATTCAAGGCAGCCCCAGTTCCTCCGCCATATCCTTGCACTACTGGAGTTGTTACAGCAGAACCAGCTGAACTACCTTGATACCCCTGACCTCCCCCAGAACCACCATTTTGCCCATTTCCATTTGAATATCCACCACCACCACCACCAGTAGAGGTTATAGTTGCAAAAACAGAGTTCTCTCCATTATTACCATTTGCAGTACCTGCACCACCCGCTCCTCCAGCGCCTATTGTTACAGTATAATTTGTAGCTGTAGGTAAGGATAAAGATGTTTCAGAGGGTTGTCCTCCGCCAGATGATTCTGTTGAAAAGGAATTCCTATAACCACCAGCACCACCACCGCCAGCGTTTTGAGTTCCTCCACCTCCACCTCCCCCGGCGACTACTAAATAATCTACATCAACGGGGATTGCGGTTGTTATTAAACCAGAAATAGTAAGATTAGTATTTAAACTATTTGCAGATGGGAACACTCCTCCTAATGTTATTGTTAAAATATTACCCGCACTTGTATTATTATATGATTGGCTATCTATAGTTAATCCATTAGGTAATCCAGAAATAGAAGCTGTTCCGCTTAATATATTTGAACCGGCTGTAATGGTAAATGTTTGAGGACCATATACTGATCCAGCTTGACCTGTAGATGTTGAGGGCGCTGTATACGTAAAGCCTTGACCCGTAGGCGTGTTATAAGATACTGTTGTATCTATAAGGGTATTAGAGATAGTAAAATTATTACTTGAATTTTTTGTAACACTAATACCTGTTCCAGCAGTTAAAGTAACCTCTCCTTTAACACTTGCCACAAATTGATGTTTAACCTCAATGGTTGAACCATTTGGAGGTGCTGTAGAAAATGTTAATGTATTTCCAGATAAACTAAATGTATCTTTTTGCTGATATAACCCATTAATATAAACATCAATAGCGTTTTCAGTACTTGGGGTAGATGTTAAAACAAAATCTACCTGCGATCCTGTACCGCTAAAGTTATCTATATCTATAGTATCTGGAAGCATTGAAACTTCACCTACTGTTATTACTTCAACAGTATAACCACTTTGTGGAGCGGTTGTAAATGTGAGTGTTGTACCAGATATGCTATACGTGCTTTTTTCT